TTACATTACTGTAATAATAAAATCCAAATCAACATTGGCACCTGTATTATTAAATGTCTTAACCGTAATTGAATAGTCTGAATCCCTTGAGAAACTTGAATATCTACCAGATCCTCCAAACAATGTAATATTTGGAACGAGTGTTGAAACGTTAAATGTAAAATCTATCTTATATGTTCCTGATGGCAGTCTAGATACATTTGATATGTTCTGAGCTAATGAATAAGCACCTGTAGATGAAATATTTGCTCTTGCAGATACCAACCCTTGGCTATTTCTCTGAACTTTTTCCAATCCAGAATATGGTGATTTCATTGAATTTTGGTTGCCAAAGTCTGTAAAAACAAGATGGCTAACACCAAAAGATGAAGGGACGACAAATTGCACTTCTTTAAATGCAGATTCAGCAGAAGCACCAGTGTTAAGAAAACCATTTCCCATCATATTCAAATAACATTGAACACCAGAACTGAGATCTGATTGATTTGACTGTACTATAACTCTAGATGCGCTAACGGAATCTAAATTATAGTTAAATATTGAATTATTTATGTTAATAATTTGATTTAAGTTTCTGTTTATGTAAAAACTCACATCAGAACCAGTATTTGATTCGAAATAGCAATTATCAATTGTTGCTGCGACACGACCTGCACCACCAATCAACGCAAACTGTACGCACGAATTAAATGCAATTGGGGTCCCGTTGGAATATGATTTCCCTCCATTTGCTTCAAACGTACAAGTGTCAATTTTCCAAGCGTGTGCGTGTTGGTTTTCGATACAAAATTCAGCATTGTACTGAAAATCACAGCGTGAAAGTCTTATTGAGTTTGGTCCTGACACTTCACCAAGTCTTCCTTGTATTGCTGTTTTGTTATAAGTAAATCTACAATTGTTAAACTCAAGATATAATGAATCTTTCAGTTTACACCCAATCTCAAAGCCATCTATCAGAACATTCCTCATTGAAAGCCTGATGCATTTGTTTATATTTAATCCAAATCCTGACCAGTCAGATCTATTGGCACTTGAATCTACAGATCTGATAGTGAGGTTTTCTATGGGGAATGATGAAAATACTGAAAGAGAGCCATCAAGATAAATCCCGAAATTATTCTGCGAAGTTTCTGAAGCTAGTATATTTACTATTGATAACTTTTCGTCAACACCTCTTATATAAGCTACTTTTCCACCTTCTCTCTGGTGTATTGGTATTGATACTGGTGATTTTAAATTTATAATATTGCCTGGTAAAACGACCCCAAGCCCAAGAACTCCGGCGGCTGAAATGGCCTTCCTTAGATTTGGTGATAAGTCCAAGTTATCATCAGGATTTCCATGCATACCATACATTTCACCTGTGATTTCTTTGATGTCTCTTCTAACCCAACAACCGTTTGATGATGGATGTTCATCTCCAACTCCGTTTACATAGTCTGATACATATGCATCTCCAATATATGGAACTGATGGTGATATTATACACCCTCCGTCATGCTTCGACCTTATTATGCTGTCATTAAACTCAAAAATACCACCACCACCACTTCCATCTCGATACCATGACTTTAGTAAAACCTTATCTCCATTATTAGATTCCATTCCATAAAAATCAGATACAGCACCCAACTCACCAACTAAATTAAAACCACCTTTACTAGATAATTCCTCTCTTAATTGATCAGGGTCATACTTCAGCACATTCGGAAAATAGAACTGCTTAGCACCATATGCATCATAAACAGCCATAGAATGGCCTTGCACGGTAACGAATTTGGCAATCTGTCCGTTATATACCGGATATCCAGCAGCGTTAATGATGATTGGTTGCGAAACAGGAACGTGAGATCCGTCTTCGTTCTCCACATAAACCTGAATCTGGTTTTCAGGATTTACCGGGTCAGTGTCAATTTTACCGATATAAATTTTGCCATTGGCTACAGCTTTAAAAGAACGAGCCATAGTGAAGAGTTGCGAAGGCATGCTCACTACAACATTAGCTGTAATGTCTGTCATTTAATTTGCTCCAGATACAAGGAATCGCCGCAGCATGGCTACGGTGAATTTTGGGCATAAAAAAACCCAGCCGAAGCTGGGTCGTTGCGTTGGTTATCTGTCAGTAGTTATGTACTGAAGGAGGTAATTCTTTATTCTTAAGTCTCATCCATGCGGAAAGATTCGTTGGTCCGTCTGGCTCATTAATATCAACATCTCGTGTGTGGTTTATTAAAACGTCTCTCGCCATTCCGATAACATACGAGAACTTATGACCGTAGTCGTAGCATCTGCCGGAATAGTTCGATTGAATTTGTTTTAGCGCCGGATACAGTTCGCGGAATAATGCCTGCGAACGGTTGGCATAATCCCATAACCATACAAGGCTGTTTGCTTCTTTTGCAGAAAGCTCGTTGGTTTTCTTCTCTTGTTTGCCAATGAACTCACCTTCAAGTGGAACTCGAGCTGCAAGTGATAGTGCTTCGGTAAACTGCTCCTCACTGATTTCTTTGTACGAACATCCAAAATGGGATTTTAGTGACGACCACATGGTGATCATCGCCTTAGCCTGTTTTTCTTTTGGCAGAGACTGACCGCGACTCATGACGAGTTGTTTAATGGCTTCCTGCTGTTCAGTGGTGATTTTACCCGGCAACGCTTTTTTAGCTTTGCGTGGGTTAACTACATGGCCTTTAGTCCAGTACTCGTATAGCACATCGTCACACTCTTCTTGATACTGGATTACATTGTCGCGGATTTCAGGGCGGACTTTGTTAGGGCTGATGGTTTGCAACCAGCCATTCAGTTTACGTAAAGCAAGGCAAATCATGGTCTGCACACCGCCAACTGAAGGTATTGCGATTTCCACAATTCCTTTAGCAAATCTTTGTTTTAACTTTGTAAACTGTGAAGCCCAATCCATACCCATTCCCTCAACGATAGGTTTCATTGGGGTGTACGGCTCACCGTTGTGATTGACAACATAAAGCTCTGCGCCGTGGAATGGTACATTGATAGTAGATACTGCTGTTGCTATACTTTTCATGTCGTTAATTCCTATGCGTGGTTTTACGATATCGAAGCCCTGACTGTTCCCGCAGTTGGGGCTTCAACTTTACGCGCCAATGCGTCCTTCCTTCTTAAAACTTTCCATTACTCTCTGATAAATCTCAGAGTTAACAGACCGACCATTCTCTTCCGCCACCTTGCGTACCAAATCCAATACTTCTTTAGGCCACCGCAAATTGAACTGCGGCATTTTGCTCATTCCTTTCATATTCACCTCACAATATGGGTCCACGGTGGACCTATTGAGAATATAGTAGAGTGCTTCTATCATGTCAATACACTAACTTGGAGTGATGGCATGGCTAGAGATGATCCGCACTTTAACTTCCGCATGCCTTTGGAAGTAAGAGAAAAATTAAAATACAGAGCAGAGTCAAATGGTAGATCAATGAACTCAGAATTGTTGCAAATCGTCCAAGATGCTCTATCGAGACCATCTCCTGTAAAAGGTTATCGCAATGAAGCTGAACGATTAGCCGAGATGCAGGCTGAACAGTTCAAGTCTGTGGTATTTGAGACACTTAAAAACATGTATGGCAAGGATGCAAAATGATCGATTACAACCCAGCAAAAAAAGAAATCATCGCAGCTAAAAAGTGCCTAGAGCAGATGAAATCATCTACAAACCATGATGATTTTGAAATGCACTGGCGAGAATGTCTTGGGCATATAGAAAAGTCTTTCAGTAAGTTGCTCTGTGCAACAAAGCCGGTTAGTGGAAAATTTAGCAGCCACTTCAACCAAAAGTTCATGCTTAGAAAAACAGACAAAACACTTGCTTACCTTCACCAAGCAAGAAATGCTGATCATCATTCCACTATGGAAATCTCAAAACTTGAACCTCCTTATACTACTCTTGGGGCATTTCCGGGAGCAAGAAGCCATTATATTAAAGAGTTAATCATTGATTCAACAGGGAAAATAGCAAAATACGAAGGCGACCCTATGATAGTTGAGTTTCATCCAGCAACAACTATGCCTATAACCGTAAGAAACCAAGGAAAAGATTATCCACCTCCAACAGAACATCTTGGCGAAAAGCTTGTTGATATACATCCATCTGTTCTTGCCTATCTCGGTATACAATTTTATGAAAAATGGATAGATGAGTCGTGTGCAACGTTTAGATAGTTATTTTTGATAATTTCAAGTATTTCCTCTTGACTTTGATTTACCCAAACGTGATCACACTCATGAAACCAGATTATGCTTCCTGTTTCGCCTTGTGCAATATAGGTGATCATGTTTTCATTAACAATTATTACTGAGTTATCATGTGCGCAATTTAGTTTTATCAATTCGCATATCCTATCGTGACAAAGTAACTAGAAAAACTAAAGAGGTTGGTGTGTCTGATTCTATGAGTTACGCTGTGCTAGTTGCCGCAACTCTATTTATGGGGATAGGGTTGCAGATTGCGTGGTTCTTTTTTTCTAGTTTTATTAAACGCAAAAGAATTGAATCAAGGATATCTGAGATTTCTATTGCTATAGGGAAAAATGCTGAAAATCCAGAGAATGAGGCCTGCGCACTGAATTACCTTAAAGAAAAGTTTTCCCCTGAAAAATTTGAAAATAGAATTACTGATGCTCTTGGATTGGTAATATCAGTAATTCATATGCCACTAAGTTTGCTGATAACAGTGTGGTACTTCGCCATGATCGCCGGAAGAATATTTGGTTTCATGAATATAGAGCCTGTAGTTCTTTGGGTTCCAATGATACTGCAACTGTTGTTAAGCGTTGCTATCTTTATTTTTTCTGTTTTTATAAAAATTGTCTTTGGAAGATACCCCGGAGAAGCTAAGGGATTTAATAAAGAATTCATAAAAACTATAAAATAAATGCCGTCCTTGGCTTACAGTGCTACTGCCGGGTCGCTTCGTTAGCTAAGAGCGGGCGCACGGCAGTAGCAGCCTGATTTAGCGCTCTTTCATAAGCTGGCGTTCCAGCTTTAGTGTTTGCCAGACGTAAGAGCGCATTCCTTGCTGCTTTGGACTCATACAAACGCATCATTGCACCAAAACCAGCCTCAAGCCCCATTGATACTCCAAGAGTCGCAGTTGCGCCAATCGTCCTTATCCTGTTGGCTTGTGATTGCCCCGTCTGAGTTACTACATTTGCGGTGTCTGACCTTGCTGTTTGCTGTAGAACTTCATGAAGAGCATCGAGCTCTTTCATGTGCTTTCCAGAAAAAATAGTGTTGTAAATTTCACCGCCTGACTGAGATTTAAGCTTATTAACTTCAGTGATGAACTTGGCTGGAGAGTCACCGGCCTTTTCCGCTATTTTGCTGACGTAAGCTGCACGCATAGCATCTTTCCCTTTATCATCCAATGCGCTCCAGATTCGTTTCACGTCAGATGGTTTTCTGCTTAATACAACGGTATTTATAAGTTCAGGACTGGCTTCACTGCTTGCCTTGTTGAGCTTGTTAGCAATGTTTTTATTAAGCACCTTATTATAAACGTTTGCATAATCTGAATTTGCTTTAAGGTATTTTGCTGCGTCTGATGCACCGAGGTTTTTAGCAACTGCGTTACGAAGGTCTTTTGACATTGCATTCTCTACCATATTGGTAGCTGCTTTTGCCTGGTTGGGGAAGACCATAGCATCTCCCTGAACATTAGATCTAAATGCTGTTCTGTGCTGACGCAAGAGATCAAACGTAACATCCAAATCAGTTGCAGGGTTTGCTAATTCTTCGCGTAGGTTACGCAAGGATGTAAGCAGGCTTTGATTGGCAGACGTCCCAAGCCGTTCCTGTCTTGCGATCGCTGTATTCAGAGCATTCATAGTGTTTGTGGTATCAACTGCGGCATTCCCCATTTTATTGGTGACGTCATTGATAACAGCGCCAGCGGCATCCTTCCGTCCCCTTAACGTGGTGGTCAGAGATTTCACCACATCATCCGGGTTGTACTCACCAAAACGGTCAAAATAATTACTTACCAACTTACTACGCGTTGCATATTGCTCCGCTCGCTTTGAGCCTGTCCCGAGCAAAGCCCCCTCGGCATCCTGAGTAAGGCCGCGAGTGAAAGCATTTTTCGGCGGGATAACATCAGATGTCATTGGTGTCACGCCCATCGATTCTGATGTGGCAATTTTCTTCGCCACTTCTGGCGCAATATCACCTTTTATAGCCGTTATTCCACGCCCTATTCCCTTTGCTGCTGCGGAAAGAACCCCCTGAGCGGCAAGGTTAACTCCGGCATTTTTAGCTGCATTTTGTGCGAAATCGCCTTTCTGATTTGCGGCCTCTGCCAGTGATCCAATAGCCATGCTTCCTGCCGTTCCAACTCCTGGAACTAAATACCCACCAATTGTTTCACCGGCTTGTGCGTATGGGTCTGTCGGTCTGTCTACTGGACGATAAACATCATCCAAAACCTTGGGTCCACCAAGCCCCTGACTGATTGCATTAATCAGACTTGCGCCGCCCTGCAATACGTCAAATGGTATGTTTACCAGACCACGACCAGCCTGCTCTGCAATTTGCCCTGCACTTTGACCACCTGTGAGCCAATCGCCAGCTTGTTGCATCAATGATGGTTCTTCACGTGCTGGTTCATTATTGGCCTGATTAACTGTTTGTTGCTGAACAGCCTGACCAGCAAAATACTCATCAATGGCGGTGCCAATATCTTCCGTGCTCGTACCATCAGGGAAGGTAAATGTCTTACCGTTTGCAGTTACTTTCATCATTCCACCGTAAATTGAATGCCTGATTTTGAGGTATATGATCCGGATTGACTCTGCTGCTGTTGGGTATTTGTCGGTTGTTGGCTATTGCTCTGTTGTTGACTATTTGCAACACTTGAAACCACCAAAGCATCATAAACGCGACCAGACTGACCACGTAATGAGTTATATTGGCCCTGCATTTTTCGCATTTTTGTTTCAGTAGCAGCCTTGGAATCACCAGGCTGAGGCAGGTACATTTTGGAATACTCCTGCATCTCTGGCAGAGTAATTGCTGCACCTGTTTCTGGGCGCAAAATTGCATACAAGGCGTCTCTCGCATTTACCATATATTGCTGCTCCGCTGGTGATAGGCTTAAATTTGCAATAGTCCCATCACCAAGAGAGCGATTTATTAATGCAACTCGCTTAGGGTCAATGCTTTTACTAAGCTGATTCATTGAGTCCATTGAATCTTTTAATCGCAAAGCAAATCCTGCCGCCTTCTTGGAACCCTCATTAGCCTTATCTATGATGCTTTGCGCTTGTGGCAAACTAATTGGTTTAATGCCATCACCAGATATAGGTTGGTTTAGTTTTCCGGCTTCCTCGCTGCCATCGGTGTAATACTTAGTTACCGAGCCATCAGGATTGGTTTCAACCTTAAGTAATTTCTTAGCATTGGGATTAATTCCCGCCGCTGCCGCAAATGCCGCTGCACCATCTGGATCCGCCTTTAACATTTGCGCGTACTGATTGTAATTCTGCATTGCGGCTGTTGGTGCATATGCTGACGTTAACGCATTTGCTCGGCTAATATCCTGCCCTCTCGCCTGAAGTGCTTCGCTGGCCTGATTGCTGCGGATTGTCTCTGCCAGTCTGCCTCGGTCAATCTCACGACCAGCTATCTTGTCCTGAACAGCAAACGCCTTTTCTGGCCCAAGTGCACCGAGAGACATAGTAGTCAGCATGTGTGATAGCTGCTCTGGATTCTGGATACCTGTCTGAATCATCCAGTCAGCATTAGCCCCCACACGATTTAACCTGTCCTTGTTGTCAGTAATGAATTTACTGTAGGCTTCCGGTCCCTGAGAAAGAGCGACGTTAGCCCTCATGGCTAAATCGCCCATATCGTTGCGTTGCTGCTCATTAAGACCGGAAAACGCCTGTTGTGCCTGTGCAACAAACGCTGGATTTCCAGATCTGATACTGAGAACGTTTCGTCCAGCAACTGGAGAGAGTTCGACGGTGGCATCATTGCCCATGCCGGAGGCGCTGGAGGTTTCGGCTGAGGATGGCACAGGGCATTTTCCTTTGACGAGCACCCTGCCACCATTATCAAGCTTGCGCCGAAGAGCATCATTTTCAGCTTTCGCATCAGCTAACTCCTTCGTGTATTTAGCATCGAGTGCATCAGCATCACGCTGGCGCTGCTGCATGTCAGTAATGGTGGCAGTCGCCTGCTTCAGCTCACTGACTTTTTTATCACGCTGCTCTTTGTAGGCGATGGCATTATCACGGTAATGATTGACCGCCCATGACAGGCAGACGATGATGCAGATAACCAGAGCGGAGATAATCGCGGTGACTTTGCTCATACCTCAACCTCTCTGACCGTTCCGCCTGCTTCTTTGAATTTTGCAATCAGGCTGTCAGCCTTATGCTCGAACTGACCATAACCAGCGCCCGGCAGTGAAGCCCAGATATTACTGCAACGGTCGATAGCCTGACGGATATCACCGCGATCAATCATCGGTAAAGCGCCACGCTCTTTAATCTGCTGCAGTGCCACAGCGTCCTGGCTTTTCGGAGAGAAGTCTTTCAGTCCAAGCTGCTTACGGTAGGCATCCCACCAACGGGAAAGAAGCTGGTAACGTCCGGCGGCTGTTGATTTGAGTTTACAGGCATAACCCTGTACAACATCAGGAGGCATCCAGTATGGGGTATGTCTCTATACACCGCCAGTTTATGGACAGCAGGCTCTATAAGGACTCTCAGGCAGTACATCTTTGGCTTCACTTAATCCTCAAGGCTAATCACGAATCTACTGTCGTCAATACGGATATCGGTCCGATAACTGTTGATCGCGGTCAGATGATAACTGGACGCCCGTCGCTGGTCAGAGAAACATTCATCCCCGACAACAAAGTTCGGAGCTTATTACGGACTTTTGAGTCGAAAGGTATGCTTAATATTTGCTCGATGGGGAAGAAATTTAGCCTGTTTACAATCGTTAAATATGACGATTTTCAGGCAAAAAATTGTCCAACGGTTGTCCATAAACAATAATATAAATAATATCTCTAATACTGACGTATTAGAGAGTGCTACAGCAGACAAAAAGTCTGACAAGAAAAAACCTTCCGTCAGCTGTCAGGATGTTGTCGATGCTTACCACGAAATCCTTCCTGAAGCGCCAAGAATCCGCGCACTGAATGACAAGCGTAAAAACCAGATCCGAACGTTCTGGCGCAAAGCCGGAGTGATAACCCGCCAGCTTGACGGGCATGGGTTCACGATGCAGGACTGGAGAAATTATTTGAGCTACGTAGGCGAAAATTGCCGATGGATGTTCGAAGAGCGTCCAAACCATCAACGCGGAACTGTCTGGCACAAAAAGGGATTTGATTTCCTGCTTAACGATAATACCTACCTGAAAGTTCGTGAGGGTGAACACGATGACCGATAATTTTTATGCGCCGCCCCATAGCATCGAGGCAGAGCAGGCGGTGATTGGTGGATTGCTTCTGGATGATGACAGCAGTGAGCGCGTCCAGAAGGTTCTGGCGATGCTGAAGCCTGATTCATTTTACAGCCGGCCACACAAAATCCTTTTCGAAGAAATAACCAGAATGCACCGGGAGCAAAAGCCAGTAGATGGCCTGACGCTTTTCGATGAACTGGAGCGTAAATCGTTAACTGTGTCTGTTGGCGGTTTTGCTTATATCGCTGAGATCGCAAAGAACACGCCAAGCGCAGCAAACATCGTTGCCTATGCAATGCAGGTTCGTGAAACCGCAATGGAACGCTACGCCATCAACCGTATGACTGAAGCGACGGAATTGCTCTATTCCCGCAACGGAATGACTGCAACGCAGAAGTACGAAGCTATTCAGTCGATTTTCACGCAACTGACAGACCATGCAAAAACCGGATCGCGTCGCGGCCTTCGTTCATTTGGTGAGGTCATGGAAGACTGGGTTAGCGACCTTGAGAAGCGATTTGACCCGTCAGGCGAACAACGAGGAATGAGCACAGGGATCCCATCGCTGGACAGGATGCTGTCACCGAAAGGTCTGGTGAAAGGCTCTCTGTTTGTCATTGGCGCTCGCCCTAAGATGGGGAAAACGACGCTATACAGCCAGATGGCAATCAACTGCGCAGTGCATGAGAAAAAGCCCGCTCTGATGTTCAGCCTTGAAATGCCAGGTGACCAGATACTGGAAAAACTGGTAGGGCAGAAGTCTGGTGTTAACCCGAATATTTTTTACCTTCCGGCGACAAATGACGCTGATGACGGCTATCAGGGTGATTACGATGGTGACTTCAACAGGGCGATCGAAACAGCCAATCGCTTGAGTGAAATCGACCTGCTTTACATCGACGACACGCCGGGATTATCTCTGGCTCAAATCGTCAGCGAAAGTCGTCGAATCAAGCGAGAAAAAGGATGTGTTGGCATGATTCTGGTCGATTACAGGGAGAAGGCGCATGAGACTCGAAAGCGTAGCTAAATTTCATTCGCCAAAAAGCCCGATGATTAGCGACTCACCACGGGCTACAGCTTCTGACTCTCTTTCCGGTACTGATGTGATGGCTGCTATGGGGATGGCACAATCACAGGCCGGATTCGGGATGGCTGCATTTTGCGGTAAGCACGAACTCAGCCAGAACGACAAACAAAAGGCTATCAACTATCTGATGCAATTTGCACACAAGGTATCGGGGAAATACCGTGGTGTGGCAAAGCTCGAAGGAAATACTAAGGCAAAGGTACTGCAAGTGCTCGCAATATTCGCTTATGCGGATTATTGCCGTAGTGCCGCGACGCCGGGTGCAAGATGCAGAGATTGCCACGGTACAGGCCGTGCGGTTGATATAGCCAAAACGGAGCAGTGGGGGAGAGTTGTTGAGAAAGAGTGCGGAAGATGCAAAGGTGTCGGCTATTCAAGAATGCCAGCAATCAGCTAACTTAACGACGCCCATGTTTCACTCCTACTTTGGCTAGTCTGTAAACACCAACAAGGCGCTCTGCGAACGCCCTGTTATTTGCTGCGGCTACCACTAATCCCTCAGGTGAATCAGGGTGTCGAATCTCTTCTTTTTCCTGGTATTTCTTACGACGTTTTGTCATAATTACTCCTGTAGATTGATCCAGTAATGACCTCAGAATTGCATATCAATTTGCTTAAAATCCTCGGTGGCGGCCGGGGATTTTTTCTTTGTGATTCCATCCAATGCATACTTAAAAGCCCTGCTAATCGGACTGATGTCTGATGCCATTCCGAAAGCACACAAGACCGAAGCAATAAACCTCCAGTCCGTTCTGCTTATCTTCGATTCATGACAGCCAATCATCTTTGCCAGACCGCGCTGGGTAAGCGTTGACAGGTTGATGAGTAAATCAGTTTCAGCGCGATCAATTTCTCGCTGTGTTGGCTTGCTATAACTTGCTTGTGTCATTTGTTAATTTTCCAATAGTGAATAGTTAGTTGAAAGGTATGCGTGGAAACGCATATGGCCTTAGTTGGTCAGATATCTTGGGGCTCGCTTTGTCAGCGACGTAGGACGAATGTCCATTGTGAAAAGAGCGGTGTTACTTATGCAGTTGTTTTTTTGTTACTTGGGAAGGGCTTTATTTCTTCCGCATAAACGCTTCCATCAGCGTTTATAGTTAAAAAAATCTTTCGGCCTGCATGAATGGCCTTGTTAATCGCGCTTTGATATACGCCGAGATCTTTAGCCGTCTTGGTTTGCCCAAAGCGTATTGCATAATCTTTCAGGGTTATGCGTTGTTCCATACAACCTCCTTAGTACAGGCAACCATTATCACCGCTAGAGGTAAAATAGTCAACACGCACGGTGTTAGAAGTTTATCCCTTGCGGTGATAGATTTAATGCATGAGCGCAAAAAAGAAACCGTTAACACAAGAGCAGCTTGAGGACGCACGTCGCCTTAAAGCTATTTATGAAAAAAAGAAAAATGAGCTTGGCTTATCCCAGGAATCTGTCGCAGACAAGATGGGGATGGGGCAGTCAGGTGTTGGTGCTTTATTTAATGGCATCAATGCATTAAATGCTTATAACGCCGCATTGCTTGCAAAAATTCTCAACGTTAGCGTTGAAGAATTTAGCCCTTCAATCGCCAGAGAAATCTACGAGATGTATGAAGCGGTTAGTATGCAGCCGTCACTTAGAAGTGAGTATGAGTACCCTGTTTTTTCTCATGTTCAAGCCGGGATGTTCTCGCCTGAGCTTAGAACCTTTACCAAAGGCGATGCGGAGAAATGGGTAAGCACAACCAAAAAAGCCAGTGATTCTGCATTCTGGCTTGAGGTTGAAGGTAATTCCATGACCGCACCAACAGGCTACAAGCCAAGCTTTCCTGACGGAATGTTAATTCTGGTTGACCCTGAGCAGGCTGTTGAGCCAGGTGATTTCTGCATAGCCAGACTTGGAGGTGATGAGTTTACCTTCAAGAAACTAATCAGGGATAGCGGTCAGGTGTTTCTACAACCACTAAACCCGCAATATCCAATGATCCCATGCAATGAGAGTTGTTCCGTTGTGGGGAAAGTTATCGCCAGCCAGTGGCCAGAAGAGACGTTTGGGTGATTGTTTTATTTTTCACGTAATAGGATGATTTATGACACAATTTCAACTTGCATTAATCGCTAGAGAAGTTGATGGAGAAGTCATCCATCTTCGCACCAAAGACGGATACATCAATGCCACCGCGATGTGCAAGTCTGCGGGGAAGCTACTTGCTGACTATACACGACTAAAAACAACACAAGATTTTTTTGATGAATTATCACGCGATATGGGGATTCCCATATCGGAGTTAATTCAATCATTTAAAGGCGGAAGAGCAGAGAATCAAGGGACTTGGGTTCATCCAGACATCGCAATTAATTTAGCTCAGTGGCTATCTCCAAAATTTGCAGTGCAAGTATCGAGATGGGTGCGTGAGTGGATGTCAGGTTAAAGAGCGCCTGCCGAACTCCCTATCCACCTTAAGCGGTATATGACAAACCGAGGCAGAGTTCCTCATACGCACTTTTCTATGCTTAATGAACTGACGTTTAACTTGGTTGCGCCACTTGAACAGGCCGGATATACGCTGCCAGAAAAAATGGTCCCTGATATTTCAGAGGGTAGGGTTTTCTCGCAATGGCTCCGTGACAACCGGGGGGTTGAGCCGAAGACATTCCCAACATATAACCATGAGTACCCAGATGGCCGGACATTCCCGGTACGTCTATACCCAAACGAATATTGCAGATTTCAAACAATACTTCAACGAAGTGTGGCTGCCTCAGTACGCTCCTAAATATTTTGCTGAACGAGACCAAAGGGCATTGACGTTGATTGAGAAAATCATGCTACCTGACCTTGATTCCTAAATGTTATTCCCGGCCACAGAGCCGGGTTTTCTTTGCCTCACGATCCCCCTCACCCAAGAACACATAACCAATTGTATCTATTTGAAAATAAATAGATACAACTCACTAAACATAGCAGTTCAGATCTCTCACCTACCAAACAATGCACCCCTGCAAAAAATAAATTCATATAAAAAACATACAGATAACCATCTGCGGTGATGAATTATCTCTAGCGGTGTTGACATAAATACCACTGGCGGTGATACTAAACACATCAGCAGGACGCACTACTCACCAGGGCGGTGAATATACAACGATTCAAATATGAATCTACGGCGCTGACAAAGCGCAATAACCAAAGTGAACTTTGGGGTGAATGCAGAAGCTAACCTTCTCGGCGGAGGCGCTTTGCAATGATTACGCTACCGGAGTTAGTCGCCCGGCTGTATTCACCGCCAAAGTTCACCAGGAGGTCTATATGACACGCAGAACTCAGTTCAAAGGCAATTCACGTTCTCGTCGTCGTGAGCGTTTAAAGGCAAAGGCATTAGCTAACGGCGTACTGGCCCGCGAAGAAGCAATAAGTTCAGAAGTATTACACCGCCCTACGCCATCATCAATGTTGCGGCGATCGGCATCACCTTAAACCCGGCCAGCAAACTTGCTTATCTAGTTCCGCGCGACGGCATGGTTTGCCTTGATATCAGTTATATGGGATTGCTCCATATTGCAATGGAGTCTGGTGTTATCTCATGGGGTCAGGCAAAACTTGTTCATGCTAACGATACCTATGAGTCAAACGGGCTTGATAAAGCACCAACCCATAAATACAACGCCTTCGGTGATCGTGGTGATATCGTTGGCGTTTACTGCACAGTTAAGACGCCAGCAGGTGATTATCTAACGGAAGAGATGAGTCTGGCTGAAATTGAGGCTGTAAGGAAAACAAGCAAGGCGGCATTCAGCGATAAAGGACCATGGGTAAATCACTGGAATGAGATGGCGCGAAAGACGGTCGTAAAGCGTGCAAGCAAGTATTGGCCTAAGGCATCACGTCTTGATAGTGCTATTCACGTACTAAACGAAGAAGAAGGTGTATGGACTGAACCAGTTATGCCGTACAAATCAGAGGAAGATATCCGCGAAGATGAACGGAAACGCCAGCAGGAAATAACGGATAAAGCACAACTTCTTTGTGATGAAATGGCTCAGGCAGAAAACATGGATGATTTGAAGCGATATTTTGCAGAAGCATATCGCCTGACATCTGGAATGAAATTGCAGCATAACGTACAAGCCATTTACATAGAATGCAAAGCGAAACTGGAGGTTGCCAGTGAGTAAACTATATGAAATAGCCAATGAATACGCAAAATTGATGGATTCAGATTTAGAGCCAGAGATGATTGCTGACACAATAGAAGGCATGGAAGGAGAATTTACCGATAAAATAGAGCAACTTCTTTCCGTCATTAAAAATGAATCTGGTTATGCTGAACGCCTCAAGGAAGAGGCAAAGTCACTGAATGAGCGAGCCGCAGTAATTCAAAATAAGATTGACAGCATCATATCATATATAGCGTCATCGCTTGAAATGGTAGGCAAGAAAAAGATTAGAGCAGGTATTCACCAGGTAACAATCCGCAAACCGTCAGAAATTGTAGAAATAATCGACTCAAGCGCCCTTCCTCCTGAATACGTTGAGTTTGAAACAACAATTAAAGCCGACAAACTGGCAATCAAACACCAACTAAAAGCAGGAATAAATATCCCCGGCGCTCAACTCAAAGTTGGGAAACCTTCACTTCTTATCAAATAACGGTATCGCCTATGAAAAAGACTCCATGGGAGAAATGGGAAGTCGATTTCTTGCGCGAAGTAGCGGCGACAAGGCCATATAACAACAAACCCTGTCGCTGCCACTCGCGCAGCAAAATCAGAGGTAAGGAGATCAAGACTTACGGCTGACGAATACCTGAAAATTTATCAAGCAGCAGAATCATCACCATGTTGGCTCAGACTTGCAATGGAACTGGCTGTTGTTACCGGGCAGCGAGTTGGTGATTTATGCGAAATGAAGTGGTCTGATATCGTAGATGGATATCTTTATGTCGAGCAAAGCAAAACAGGCGTAAAAATTGCCATCCCAACAACATTGCATGTTGATGCTCTCGGGATATCAATGAAGGAAACACTTGATAAATGCAAAGAGATTCTTGGCGGAGAAACCATAATTGCATCTACTCGTCGTGAACCGCTTTCATCCGGCACAGTATCAAGGTATTTTATGCGCGCACGAAAAGCATCAGGTCTTTCCTTCGAAGGGGATCCGCCTACCTTTCACGAGTTGCGCAGTTTGTCTGCAAGACTCTATGAGAAGCAGATAAGCGATAAGTTTGCTCAACATCTTCTCGGGCATAAGTCGGACACCATGGCATCACAGTATCGTGATGACAGAGGCAGGGAGTGGGACAAAATTGAAATCAAATAA